TTATTTGATGGCACGCAAGAAAGAATCAGTTACCTCGCTAGCTACTTCGTCTTTGATGTGTGTGTATTTTTGTGTCATATAAGATGTTGAATGTCCTAATGCAGCTGCCATGTGTTCGACAGGAACACCAGCGATTTGTCCTTGAGTAGCAAAGAAATGTCTCATCGTGTGAGGTGTAACATAGATATTTGTTTTGTCACTTACTTTTCTAAAAGCGTAAGCGATATGAGAATAACCTATCGGATTTCCTTTGTGATTTTTTATTTTCATTCCTGTATCAACAAAAATAAAATCACCTTGACCTAAAATCCTGTTGGTTTCCTTGGCGATTTGCCTTGAAAGTATCATAGCTTTCTGCAAGAGTTCAGTTGTTTCTTCGTCAACTAACACATAACGTTCAGAAGTCTTTGTTTTCATTCTGCCACCTTCTGGACGTCTGCTAGTCCGACTTTCGTCAAGGAATATTTTAAAACGTCCGTCAACTAATGATAGCGATCCGAATTTAACCCCTAAAACCTCGCTTCTACGTAAGCCAAAATAAGTAAGTCTGACCATGGTATAATCATAACTGCTTAAGATTTCACGAGCACATTTATCCCAAATGCGGAAATCCTCTAAAGATAGCCGTTTCTTTTTTGCAGGAATGTCGCTTTTTCCGATGTAAATTCTTAAAATAGGGTTTTTATCTATGTAGTCGTTTATCACAGCGTCAGTCAGCATAGATTCAAAAAGAGCACTGATTTGAATAACGCTAGTTCTTGAATAGTTCTTTAACATACTAGATACGTATGCTTCATATTTCGTACGTTTAATATCTTTTAACAATGTCCTGCCAAATTGTTTGTGGAAATGATATTTGTACCAACTCATCTTTGTAGCTATCGTATCTGGCGCCCAACGCCCAGTTTTGATACGATTATCGCTGTATATCTGCCAGTAATCGTCCACAGTCATATTTTTGCGTGGGTCATAGTCACCATTTGCGATTTTGTTTTCGATTTCGGCAAGTGCTTGTCTGGCTTCTGCAAGAGTTTTCAAACCACTAGCGCTTGCTTCTGTTTGTTTACCATGTAACTTAAATTTTCGGCGAACGTAGTAGCGTTTACCTTTTTTAGTTTCGTATGTAAAAATGCTTGGATATTTTGTTTTGTTGCGTTTCATGTTTTTCTCCTTTGTTAAAAAAGAGCTTCTGGACAAGGCTTTTTAACTTAGAGATTTTTGACAATCACCCCCTTAAAATGATAAAATAGGATACAAGAAAAGTGCCCATTTAATGGCTATTTCTTATACTTCCTTTCCCCATGTTCAAAGTTTGGCGACGGTGAACATGGGGAATTTTTGTTTATTAATCAGTTAATCCTGTTTGACTTTTAGTAGATAAAGAATCATCTGTAAACATTAAGAAGATGTTAGCTGTTGAATCTTCCCCTTTTATATTTGAATACCAATATGCCGAAACCGATTTACTCCCCATAATTAAGGATTCGGAATATCCATCTGGTTCACCCCAAGATGTATACACGTCATTATAACTTGTTCCAGTTTGCAAGTTATTGAAATCGCTAAGAGTTATAGTGTCATCGCGGTCAAAAAGAAATCCAGTAATTGCTTTATTTACTACTCTGTTATTAGCAAAACTAATTGAAATTGAGGTCTCGCCATCATACCAATTTAAAGTATCTGTAGTAATACCACCATCGTCGCTTGTAGTTGTCGAACTTGGTTCTCCTAACGAAGATTTTACTTCATCAATTGTACTTCCGCCTTCTCCAGAGTTAATAATATCTCCGACTGTGATAGCATCAAATTTATTACGTAATTCAGTATTTACAACAGTTTTACTTGATGATGTAGTGGTACTCTGAGAAGCGCTTGAATCTGAATTTTTAGAGCTTGTTGAATTTGATGCGCATGCACTAAGTGCCACGACAGATAATAAAGTCAATCCTAATAATCCAACTTTTTTCATTAGAATAATTCTCCTATCAGCTTTTAACGTGATTCAGTCTTTTGCACGTAGTATCAAAATAAAAAATCTAAAGCATGATATAAAAATCTCATTACAAAAATAAATATAATAAAAACAATAAAGCCACAGCCACAACCGATAGTGTTTTCGTCGATTAAATCAAAAACACTAAAAGTTGTTTTATTATATACTTTATTGTAAGCAGCTTTTTTCGGGTTGTTAACCCACCCCATACCTTTCTTGCCATAAACGGGGTTAATAGCAGAACGAGCTTGGTTCTTAACCTTGCCAGTCGTTCTTGCTTTAACACTTCGTTTCAAACTTGGTTTACGAGGACCTACTTTCATAATTAACCTTCTCTGTAGATATCAACAACTTCTCCAATTGTACGAATATCATTTTTTTCGGAAAGTTGAATATCATCATAATCTTTGTTAAGTGACTCCAGACGGTCACTTTTTAGTTTTTTGACGTAGTTTTCGCCATCAACTTTAAAAATACCGATTTTATTTAAATCAACTTGATTTGTTAATTTAATGAAAAGAAAATCACCATTTTTGATTTTGGGTTCCATTGAGTGACCGACAACAATAGCTATTGTGTCGTATTTATCGTCATCTGGTATTTCATCCGCGTAGAAGTCCACCATTGAATCATAATCATCATCTTGCCAGTAGCCAGTACCTGCAGAAACTCTCCCCGGAACTTGCCGTGGCACACGTTTTCTTGTATCGTACTCAGCACGCTTCTCTTGAATATCGATAACTTTACCCTGCTCCTCGGATAAAAGCTTTTCGGACGTTTGTACAAGCTTATTTTTACGATTGTCATTTAACTTATTATAGTTAGATAGTAAAATCGCTTGGCGAGGGTCAAAATTAATCTTTGGAGAGATAGTGGTTATCTTATTAGATTTATCTTCAATTAAATCAGACTTATTCACATTAAAATAATTTGCTAAAAGTTCTATTTTACCAATTCTTGGATAGGTGATACCTTTTAGCCAATCTCTAACTGTAGTATATTTTAAATTTAAATCGGCGCATAGAGTATTTCTGTCTACGCCTTTCTTTTTCATATAATAATCAAGGTTTTTAGAAAAAATCTCCTTGTTTTTAACATTTGTTTCGGTCATTTGCTCACCCCTTTCTCACTTAATATGTTACGTTAAAAACGCAAAAAAGTAAAGAAAAAAATAAAAAAATACGGAAAAAACGCAAAAAGTTCTTGACATTGCGGTTAAACCGCATTATAATATACTCGTAAGGTTGAGATAGACCTTAACAAAAACAGGAGGTACAGCTAATGGCTAATTTGAGCGTAAACGTAGAAGTTACAAATATTCCTGAACTTCTTAATGCATTGAGAGAAGTAACAAAAAAAGCCGAAGAATTACAAGAAGCAATTCAACGACTTAATGCAATTGAGCTTGAAATTTCAACTGAGGTGGTGAATTAGATATGCAAGATAAAATTAATGATTTAGCTTTCTATTCAGCGTGTCTGTTTATATGGCTCTTATTTTTGTTAATAATCTATTTTTTCACCAAAGGATGGTGTTGGTTAATTGTTAAATTTATATTGACCATTATTTTTATTTATGGCATTCGTGATTGGTTTGTCGATTACACATTACTTAAATTTCAAAAAAGTAGAGAAAAATCGAGTAAATAGTTCTTGTAATACTGGAACGAATAAAGAGAGAATCCAAAACAATATTTGAATGAGTTTGCTGTATTGTTTTTCATTATCTATACCAATATATTTTAAAAATTGTAATGGAATAGAGACGATAAATTTAATAAAATATTTGATTGATTTAATTTTTTCAAATTGAAGAACATAGTAGTCAGCCATGTTATCAAGAAGCATAAATTCTTCTTGAATAACCAAGGAATTAGTACTTGGGAAACTTCCTACAACATCAACTTGATTTCTAATAATTATTGCACTGTTTCCTCTAAAAACAGTCTTTGGGGAAGTTTCTGATTTGTAGCGTTTTTTATAAAGTTCTGCAAAAACTGCATTACTTGGTCTTGGAGATTTAGTTTTGCTCTTATACCATTCTTCAAATGTCTGTTTGAGTTCAACGGCTGCCTTAGCATCATCTCTCTTATCAGCATACTCAATATAACAACAAATAATGATCACTGTGACCAATATAGCGTAGTAAATAATCATATAAAACCTTCCTTGATATTAATATTTTTATTTCAATTATACCATTTTAGAAAGGGGTGAGAATATGCAAAAAATGACATTGAAAATATTGCGCGTTTCTAATGGATTAAATCAAAAAGAAGCTGCAAAACTCGTAGGAGTGTCTGCTGATACATGGGGACATTGGGAACGTTGTCAGACAGAACCGTCGATTAGCATGGCTTATCGCATAGCAACGACATTCAATACTAATTTAGATGATATTATTTTTTTACCCAAAGTTGCGGTTTTACCGCAATAAACATTTATCAGCAGGTTAGAAAGGGGCAAACATGAAACCAAAACGTTATCCATATAGTGGAAAAACAACAAAATCATCTTTAATTTTACTTGGAAGTGAAAAGTTATCAAATACTTTATCGCAGACGTTAGATGCTAGTGTTAAAACACAAATGCGTAATCGACTTTTAGGCGTTGACACTAGTCAAGCAAAATCAACTAAAGAAAAAGCTGAAACAAAAATTAATCATAAAGCAATGTCCAACGCTATGGCTAAGTACGTCATTGAAGTAATGTATCAAGCAGATAAAAGAGACCCAGAAGCCATTACTGCGGTTGCTGAGCTAATCAAGACTTCGAGAGATATTATTCTTTACTCAAATTTATAAGGAGAATAACTAAATGCACAAACATGACATAATTGTTTTTTATAAAAGAGGCTCTAAAAGAATATTTTTGTTCGATGCCGACAGTATCGATGATATGCTTCTAGCATTTAATTACGACGAATTTAAAGATAAGAAGAATGAAGCATATTTCTTATCTGATGGTGTTGAGATTAAATTAACAGAATAGAGGGATAAATATGAAAAAACATCTAGTGGTTGAAATTGAAAATGCAGAAGAGTTTGAAAAACTCTATAACGATTATCTAAAAAAAGCTTCTGAACTACGAGAGGCAGTTCAAAAGCTAGAAGAATTCCAGTTTTCAGGAATTGCAAAATGCGAAAGTGAAATTTTTATACAGCGAGAATAAGAGAGGAGACGTTTTGGAAGACAAAATACGATACGGAATAATAGGAGTTTACAAACAGTTCAGGGAAAAAGAACAAGCTATTGCTTACGCAAAGTTTCTAAAACTTCCTGATAATTCGGTTTATTTAATTCTTCCACCTGATATGACGCAGAAAATGATTGAGTTTGGAGTGAATAAAAAATGAAATTTTCAACCAGTCAAAAAATAATTATAACGCTTGATATTATAGCAATTATTATCGCTATACACAGTTTATTTTTTTAAGTAAGCTAGAACGCTGATAAATAAAGCAAGCAATGAGATTAACCATGTAATGAATTGAGTTTGGAAAGTATAGAGCGCTTTTCTACCTTCAAATTCCAAACTATACAAATCTTTTTCGCAAATTGCATTTAAATTACTATCGTATTTTTCAACGATATATTGAATATAATTCATTTCTAGTGCGTATTTAACAAGTTTTTTATCTCTTAATTTGACAGGTTTATTTAATTTATCGGCTATCAAAAATTTAAAAAATAAACTTAAATTCATATAATCACCTCCTTTCGAGATGATTATACCAAAAAAAGCCACTGAAAAATCAGTGACTCACACAAAAAACTTACTTACATTATACCAGAAAGGAGCACTTATGGATAGTGTAATGCAACAATTTTCTGATTGGCTGAAAGGCATAATCAAGGAAACATTAAACAAGCTTTTGGAAATCGAACGGGACGACGGATATAACGAGCTGATGAACGCCACAGAAACATGCAAGTTTCTAGGTATTGATTACAGCACGTTTCAGAAATACCGTTATTCAGACGATTTCCCAAAAGAATTGCCAGCTAAACGCTGGTCTAAGCGAGCTATTAAGAAATGGCTTGAAAATCAAATTTAAAGCTTCTGGACAAGGCTTAAAAGAGAAAGGATTTAACATGACATATTTAATTATCACAGTAGCGGTTTTAGCGTTTGCTGAAATCATCACATTGACATTGTTAGGACGTAAGCAAGAACAAGTGCTTTACTATCAAAGTGAAGATTACAAAAAGAGTGTATTTACAGAACAAGCTTATCACAATAGCCGAAAATGGAGTGAAGCAAATGAAAAACAAGCAGCAAATCGATATTTTGGATAGAGTTGCTAAAGCAATTAGAAATACTAGTTTTCAATTTAAAGAGGGCATGAGCGCCAGAGATATTCGAATGTGGAAATCTGGACTTGGGACAGCTCTCTTGATAATCGAGACAGCAAAGAATCTTATCGAGGAGGAAGAAAATTAATGCAATACATCTTTCAAAAACACAACATCAAGTTATACAGCTGTTAGTAACGAGTTTATACAAGATAAAGAATTGTCACTAAAATCGAAAGGCTTACTGCTTACCATTCTAAGTAACAGAGAGGATTGGAGAGTATTCCCGACAGAACTCGCTAAACGTTCAAAAGATAGTGAAGATAGTATTTACAGAGAAATCAAGAAGCTTGAAAAATCTGGCTATATACGAACCTACAAAAAATCTCTTGGGCGTGGTAAAGGAGTTACAGCTTTTAGATTTTGCGCTGATAGAAAAATTAGCGATGAAATGTTTGAGCAACTTAAAAAACAACTTGATAAAGAGTTAGTTAATTGATTTACATTTCCGCATTTTACAAATCTGTATTTTACAAATCTGTATTTTACAAATCTGTATTTTGCGAACTAATAAATACTAACTAACAATAATTACTAATATTAAATAAATACTAATTATAAATAAACTACTGCTACTACTAGCGAGGTGAAAAAATAAAAAATGACAAAAGCAGAATTATTTGACAACCTACATCAATGTTTTGGAAGATTTTTAACACCATTTGAAATCGTGGATATCAACGAATGGATTAATGATGGATTACCGCCAGAAGTTATTAATGAAGCTTTAAAAGAAGCTGTACTCGAAAATAAAATCAACTTTAAATATATTAATACAATCTTGAGACGTTATGTCAAAGCTGGTATTGATACTCTTGAAAAAGTTGAGCTAGACAGAAAGCAACACGAACTTTCAAAAAATAAGCGCTATTCAAAAAGTAATGCAGAAGATTTACACAATGTCGTTGACCCAGATTTTGGATTTTAGAGGCAGTTTATGGAATTGATGTCTTTTGATTACATGATAGCCAATAAGATTCTGTTAGATACTGGAGATGTCTGTACGATTCACAATAAACCATATTATCGACGTATGACACAAGAGGGTGAATACAACAGTATTGCTATGTGTTTAGAATGTCAAAAAAGCGAATTGGAACGCTTAAAACGTTCAAGTGCTGAACAGCAAACAATTAATGGAATGCTGGCGAAAACATGGGCGACTTTTGAATCAGTTAGTATCATTCCAGATGATTTAAAAAATGCCACCATCAAGAATTTTGAGACTAATAATCTTGAAGACCAAAAAGCGTTATCATTCGCACAAAGAGCTATTCGCTACTATGGCAAAGGCGGAGAAGGCAATACATTTTTGCAAGGGCACGCAGGCGTTGGAAAAAGTCACTTGTCGATTGCAATTGCTAAATCATTGAATGATACGTTTAAGATTTACAACGAGCCAAAAAGCGTTATATTCATGCCAGTCGCAAGGCTTATTCAGCGTGTACAAGCCAGTTTCAATGGTGGCGGACGATTTACGGAAGAATTTGCTACAAAGTTGCTGACAGAATGTGATTATCTGGTTTTAGATGATTTAGGCAAAGAAACTTGTACAGGTAATTATATTAAACCAGTCAACGAATGGACTTACAGATTTCTGTTTAATATTTTGGATAGCAGAAACAAAACAATTATTAATACGAATTTCTCACGAGCTGAACTTTTGAAAATATATGACAACGCATTTGTTGACCGATTAACAAAAGGTATGCGAGGAGACAAAGACCGTATTTTTAAATTTTCGGAAGGAGCTGAAAGTAAAAGATGAAAGAACGACTTATCCAGCAATTCGAGCAAAGCTATTACAACTACTCAAACGAGGTAAGAGCTATGTTGTTAGATCTTAGCGAGGAAGAATTAATCAACAAGCTAGCACGAGACAGCAAGATGTCTCAAATGAAAATGATTGTATTTTGAGGTAGAAAAAATGAAATATAAAAAAGGTGATGACATTTATTTAAAAGGGCAAATTACAGACGTAAGTTCTTGTAGTGAAGCTTCTTTTCCTTACGAGGTGAATACAGCAGATGAATTTATCGACGTAAGAGAAAAAGACATTGTTTCTGTTAACGAACCAGAAAAGCCAATTTTAATAAAAGAAGAAGCAGAGTGGTTGGAAGGATTAATAAAATTTGTAAAGTCATGTGGACAATCTATTTACAACACTTTGTACTATATTACTCGTCAAGGGTATGGCTATTTGTTCGAATATATAGATCACGATAAAGATAAAAGTTTTATTTTAAGTAATCGCATATATCCTAGAGAATTATATCCCGATGATTTAAAAGAGCGCTTTGTCAATGCGCTACTTTACGGCTATGAAGTTGAGAAAGAAAAGCTGTATACAGTTAAATTCTCAAACGAAGATTTTGGCAAAATTTACATTGGAATTTTTAAGGCTGTTAACAAGTTTGGAATAAGCTCATTGCCTTTAAATGATGATGATGTCAAATCGTGGTTCACTAAAGATGAGCTCGAGAGATTTAAATTTTGGAATAACCCAGCTTTTGAAATAAAAGAGGTGTAGAAATGAAGAAATATTATGTATCTGGAAAATATGATGGTGTCGATATTGGAATGAAAGTCGAAGCACCAAATCAATACATGGCTGTTTATACTTTCATTGATGAAGTATCGACAAAAGTTCGCACTACAATGTCAAAGATTTTCGTTTCAGCAGTTGAAGAGGTGGAACTATGAAAGATGAAAATTTAGAGTATCTATCAACTAAAATTAAACGTTCGCAAGACCGCTATGTTCATAGCCAGATTGATTTATTTGACCGTATTTTAGCACAAGTTGAAAAGCAGTACGAAAATGCTATTAATGCAACTATGTGTAATGAAATAGCAATTGCGATTTATCAAGGCTACATCTTGTCGGACATTGAAGATGCGATTAGAAACGGACAGTTTGAATGATAATTTTAGAAGATGATTTTGAGCAGTCATATTACGACAGAACAAGCGACTATCTAAATCTCGCTATCGAGTGCGGTGAAATTATCGATCAATATCAAGACAAGATAGTGAGCTTAAAACAAGAAAACAAACGCTTGAAGCGTGAAATCTGGAATTTGAAGAAGACGAAAGGAAAACGAAAATAATGGCAAATCAAATGCAAGTATCACACAAGGACTTTTTTAACAGTCCAGCGGTTAAAAACAAACTTAGCGAAGTAGTTAGCGGGAAAAGCGACCAGTTCATTGCTAGTCTGCTATCAATCGTAAATAACAACAAGCTTTTAAGTAATGCTGATAATAACTCAATTTTAACCGCAGCAATGAAAGCAGCGACTTTAAATTTACCAATTGAACCAAGTTTAGGTTTTGCCTACATCGTGCCTTACAAACGACAAGCACAATTTCAGCTTGGCTACAAAGGGCTTATCCAGCTAGCTATTCGAAGCGGTCAAGTTAAGAATATTAATAGCGGTGTAATCTACAAAGCACAATTCAAATCATATGACCCGTTATTTGAAACATTAGAGGTTGATTTTAGCCAACCAGAAGATGAAGTAGCAGGTTATTTTGCGACACTCGAACTGTTAAATGGTTTTAAGAAGCTGATTTATTGGACGAAAGAACGTGCTTATAATCACGGCAAACGTTTCTCAAAAAGTTTTGGAAACAGTCCTTGGCAGACCGATTTTGATGCAATGGCTCAAAAAACTTTATTAAAACAGATTATCAGCAAATATGCACCGCTTAGCACCGAGTTGCAAGAAGCAATCACAGCCGATAATGAAACCGAAGACGAGAAAGCAGCACCAATTGACGTAACACCACAAGAAGAAAGCTTGTCAGATTTGATTGGTGAAGCGCCACAAGAAGAAGTACCAACTGCCGACCCAGAAACGGGCGAAATTCAAGAAGAACAAACAGCCTTATTCGACCAAATCGGAGATTTGACAGATGACTAAAGACTTGCTTGGTAAAGATTATTATAGCCTTGAATCAGCAAAAGCTTACTGGTCTGTCTCGCAAGTTAAACGATTTAAGGAATGCGAAGCTCGAGCGTTAGCAGAACTTAACGACGAGTGGAAAGATAAGCGAGACAACACAGCTTTGTTAGTTGGTAATTATGTTCATAGTGCTTTTGAAAGTAAAGAAGCTCACGAAGCATTCATTGAGAAAAATAAAGAATCAATCTTTAAAAAGAATGGCAGCTTGTACGCACCGTTTGAAACAGCAGAGAGCATGATTAACGCACTTGCAACAGATAAGAATTTCACGGCGCTGTATCAAGGTGAAAAAGAAGCTGCAGTTACTGGTGAAATCGCAGACGTTGAATTTAAAGGAAAGATTGATTGTTTGAATGTTGAGCATGGCTATTTTGTCGACATTAAAACCACAAAAGGCCCAATCGATGATGAAGTCTGGGTCAAAGATAAAGATGGCGATAATTACAAAGTCCGCTGGTTTGAAGCATATGGCTATATTTTGCAAATGGCAGTTTACAAAACTATGCTTGAATCAAAATACAATAAGCCGTTCGAACCAATCATCTATGCGGTCACAAAAGAAAGCCCTAGTGACACACGAGCTATTCGAATTCAAAACGTTGACGCAATTCAAGATGAATTAAACGAACTAGCTAAGATTATTAAACATTTGGACGATGTTAAGCATGGCAGAGTGAAAGCAAAAGCGTGCGGGCATTGTGAATATTGTAGAGAGAAGAGACTCACAAAACGAGTTGAGGTTTATTGACATGAACAGATTAAAAGAATTACGAAAAACAAAAGGTTTAACGCTAGATGAATTAAGTAAAGAGCTAAAGAAAAAACATGGATTATCACTTTCTACTGGTCAATTATCTTCTTACGAAAATGGTAGACGTTCACCGAGAGAAGAAAGTACTTGGGAAACAATTGCTGATTTTTTTGGGGTAAATACAGCTTATTTATTAGGATATTCAGATTTCCCAGCCCAGGAGCCTTAGAGAGATTCTTTTTCATGAAATTAAAGCAGAAAAAGAATACAAAGTTATTCGCATTGGCAATGAAAACTTTATTTCCGAAAACAGAGTTTTAAACATAATTGATAAATACGTGTCGCGAACCACGAAAAAAGCGTGCTAGAAAGTACGTGTCGGTTAACAGGACGGCATGTAAAGAATTTCAGCAGGCACAAGCCTTACTCACTCACAATTTAAATGTGCCTGCTTTTGATTTTTGAGGATATAAAAATGAGCAAAATTTTAGTACCAAAAACAGACTATCTAGTTGAAATTAATGAACTTATACGAACAATCTCAATTCTTGGTAATCCGAACTGGGAGATTAGTGTTTCTTTTGAAAAAAAGGAAAATCAACCAAGCTTAGATGAAAACGGTGATTTATTCGAGCCGATTTATAAATTAAAATTGCAAGCTATTCCAAAATTCGAGTTAGAACTTGAAACGTCAAGTCAAACTAAAGATTTGAAAAAAGAAGTTGCTGAAATTCAAGCGCTATTTGAATTTATCGAAGAAAACAAGCGAAACTTCTTTAATGTATTCAACTTCAAAGGAGTTTTGGAATGATGTTTCTAATACCGTTTGAACCAAAACCACAATCAAGACCACGAGCCACAATCAGAGGACGACATGCAGCGGTGTATGAAGACCCTAAAATGATGAAGTGGCGAAAGCAGGTTACAGATTACATTAAAGAAAATTATGACGGCGTTTTTTATGATTTACCGTTAAAGCTCGATGTAACTTTTTATATGAGAGCTCCAAAATCCTTGTCTGAACCGCCGAAACCTCGCTCAAAACAAAAGAAAAAAGATGAATACGCTAATTTTATCACAGAAAAAATTCCATACGATAAGAAAATTGATTTGGATAATTTAGAAAAGTCACTATATGATAGCATTTCAAAATCTGAAATCGTCTGGTCTGATGATTGCTTAGTTATTGAACATACTACAAGAAAAATATATAGTCCAAACCCAAGAATCGAGGTGAATATATTTTATTATGACAGCTAAATGCACAAAATATTTAAAAGGTAAAGACTATGCCGTTGGTTTAACAAGTAGAGGTTATATTTTCGAATTTAGTTTAGATGATTGGGAAGAGGTGACGAAATGGAGTTGGTCGGTTGACCCCAGAGGATATTTGGCAGCTACTGTAAATAGGCGCCATGAAACATTGCACAATTTTCTAATGAAGCCGTCTAAAGGCTTAGTTGTCGACCATATCAATGGTGATAAATTAGATAATAGACGAACAAATTTAAGGATATGCACACCTCGACAAAATTCGTTCAATAGTTGTGTTTCAAAAAATAATAAGCTAGGCGTAAAAGGAGTTTCTTTAACACCTCACGGGAGGTATAGAGCAAGAATTATGGTAAATCGTAAAGAAATTCGCCTAGGACACTTTGAAAAAATAGAAGATGCCATAGCAGCTAGAAAGAAAGCTGAAAAGAAGTATTTTGGGGAATATGCCAGAAATTGAAATTGAAATCGAGGAAATCGAATGAGCAGAGCAGGAAATCGCAATAGAGCTAAATTTACAGTCATGTTTACTGAACACGATTCAGAGAACAAGCTAGACGTTCTAGACGAGTTTATCAGCTGGACGAAAGATAAGCATTTAAAAAGTTATATTGAAATCGCAGAACTGTTAAATATACTGCCAAACGATGCAAATAAGCTTTTGAATAGAGCTGTTTTGCCAGATGACAGAGTAGAAAGACGAATGAAAGAGGTAATGAAATGACAAATATTGCTAAGGGTATTTATAGATTTACCGATTTAAAAACAGGTGGAGTATTCGAGGGTACACGAGATGAATACGCTAAATACTTGAAAATCAAAGAAAGAACGCTAAATTCTCGTATTCAGCGAGGTTGTGTCACCAGAGAAAAAATCGGTGAAATTAAAATCAAACAGAAGAAAAGAATTCAGCGCTACACTAATTTTGAAACTAAGCAAGTGTTTGAGGGTTCACGTAAAGAAGCGTGTGAATTCTTTGGAATCAAAGATTGGAAGCTAGCGAGAATGTTAAAAGACGCTTCCATCGTTAGCAGTCGTGTAATTGATAATGAAATTTGCGAAGACATATTCGAAATGCCAGCACCAAAATCTAAAGAAGAAAAAATTAGACGTGAACTATACCGTAGAGAATGCCTTTTAAAGGCTCTAAACGTAAGCTAGATAAATTATGTTCGAAGCAAATTAAAACGTCATAGAGATGACGAGAGAGGGGTTAAAATCGATGCTAGGAATTAAGTTAGTAGATGTAGATACATCAAACGCACGCACAGAGCAAACTGGTTAGAGACACACTTTCAAAAGCTAAGAGAGAAGTAGAAAGTTTGGGTTATTTTCCTAAAGAGATAGTAGAGAGTAAGTGTGATATAGATGATTAGAGATAAAGAATTAGTAGATGTAGAAACTGTCAATTGGAAAGGATAATAAATAATATGAAGAAACAAGAAGCGATTGAAAAGTTAGAAAGTAGAGCGTTTGACGTTGAAGATACTGATTTGGTTGTTGGTTTACGTTTTGCTCAAAACACCATCAAACAAATTGACGAACCCAAGAAGGCAGTTATTCCACAATTTGTTGCAGACTGGTATGAAGATAATAAAGATGAGTTTGAATATAACTTATACAGACTTTGTATCGATTTCTATGGACGAAAATTACATGAAGATTTACATGAATGGTTTGATAATGACAAAAATAAACCTATCGAAGTATTAGTATTGATGAACAAATTCGGCTATGAAGTTGAGAAAGAGAAGTTGTATACAGTAGAGTTGCCAAATCCAGGCAATGATCACTTTGTTCTCAGAAAAAATAGCGAAGGAAAAGTCTGCATCACTTTTTACTACGTTGACTGGTGGGGAGATTACAAATGCACTTGGTTAACTGAAGCAGAAATCAAGAAAGATTTTGATTGGGCGTGGCAGTTTGCGGAAGACGTGAAAGAATGACTGTTAGAGAACTAATTGAGAAGTTGCAAGAATTCGATGAGTGGAACGAGGTCGGATTAAGATTAGAAAATGTCTGTGTGTTGGACGTGTTAGCAGAAGCTGACAAAAACGGATGTACTTTTTTCATTAACGATAGCGAGCTTGAAGTAGATAAGGTAGCTATAGGCACAATAGTAATTACAGCAGAAGGGATTTGAAATGACAATACCAAAATTTAGAGCGTGGTTTAAACAAGGAAGTAAGATGGTGAATGTAGCAACAATTGACTTCCTTGAAAAAGAAGTTAAAAGCCATGCGAATGTTATGTATAGCTTTGATGAAATTGAACTCATGCAATCAACAGGTTTGGTTGATGAGAATGGAAAAGAAGTCTTTGAGAATGATGTCATTAGGGACAGCGATGGTTTTGAGGGCATTGTTCAATATGATGAAAGCTATGGCATGTATGGCATCGCTTATCTTCCTACCCTATCAAACGGTATTGATATGACGTTTGAAGAATTAAAAGACAACTTTCGAAACAAATTTGAAGTCATTGGCAATATCTACGAAAATCCAGAGCTTTTGGAGGGAGAATAATGTTCGATACTCTTAAAATGATTGTTTATAAGTTCAATGAGCAAAAGAAAGAGTTTAGGCAGAATTTGAAGCAATTCTTTTGCAGACACGATTATGTAAAGAAAGAGGAGAATTCGATATTTAGTTTTAGTAGTAAATATCACCTTGAATGCTCAAAATGTGGGAAGCGCAGTCTTATTGAGCCATGGCTAGATTATAGAGAGGAAGAAGCATGAGATGATACATCTACATTATTATGAAGCGGCATTGCTAGCTCTGATAATTATAGTTCTAACTTCTGCGATTTGTTATGACATTGGCAAACGTGAAAGCAAGTCCGAAATGACAGAACTAAAAACAGAGCTTAAGCAAGCTAAGGCACAAATTGAAGTGCTAGAAGAAAATCAAGTGATTGTGTATTACGCCGATAGCTGGGGAGGTGAGTAGATGATTAAAGTGTATTTTGGAAACGACGAAAGCAAAAAATATATTGGTGAATCTAATACAGATAGTGGCGCATTTCGCATTATTTATGACTATGTTAAAAATGTTATTGGCTGGCAAAAAGTTTATTATCGTTTCTGGGATGAAGATGGTGCATTAGTGATTGATTTTGGAAGCCACGAAAACTTCTTTTATGTTGAGCGGTGAGTAACTCGTTACGGTATTCTCGCAGGTTCGATTCCTGCGACGAGTATAACCCAGAATAAAATAAAATGGAATAGAGGTGTTAACACACTTCTTCTCACGCAAATTAGTATATCTGCTAGTTAGTCTACTGGGTGGCTAGCTAGCAAAACAGACTGAAATATTTAGAAACGAGGTATTCCTTAAATCTTTCTGTAAAACATTCTAAAGCAGTTTATCAGTCGACTGTGATTATGCAAGGCGCTGCTTATTCTTATGGTAATTCAATGTTTGGGTCGTGCGCCTGCCCATTATTTTAAAAAGAAAGGAGCTATCTTTTTTAGGATTATGCAAAAAAGCCCGCTTTTGCAGACCCTTTATAATATATATTAATGCTTACATCTATTATATCATAAAGGAGCTAGAGAATGAGCAGAGCTAAAGAATTACTTGACGAACTACAAAACTTAGACATGGACATTCAAAGCAGAATCGATGAAGTAAGCACGTTAGAGGCTGGGCTACTTTCCAGTCCTAAATGGTCAGCGGATAAAGTAAAAGGTGGTAAACCTAGAAAAGTCGATGATGTTTATGCACAGCTTATCGTTTTAAAAGAATCTATTGAGCATGACACAAGTGAGATTATCAGCCGTAAGCTTGAATTGAGCCGTTTAATTAATAAAGTGAGTGATCCAAAAGAACGTGCTATCTTGCGCATGACTTATATTTTAAAACAGTATCCAGAAGATGTAATGTCCCATTTGAAAATCAGTCAATCAACTTATTATCGTTTGCGAAAGCATGCAATGAAAGAAATCGATATTTTTTTGGAGTCATGATAAAAAATGAGAACTATTAAAACGAACTGGATGAAGTTGGGCGTGCATGGTGTTGCCAATGTGTTATTATGGTATTGTGAAATAATAAAGGTTAGAGGTTCAAACGGGCCTCTATTTTTGTTAGCTTTTTTCTTGTAAAGAGTTATAATAGCAGTAACTCTATTAAGAAAGCGAGAAATTATGTTAAAGATATTTAAGTTTGACAGAGAAGTTTATTCTGGTGCAGAAATCAGAGAACGTGTTGATTATTATCGTGATGAAGCGGATAGGATTCTTAAGCTATCTGATTTTAACAGTAGAGAAGCAATGAATGAATTCAAACGTTTAAGAGATGAAATCAAAGCAGAAGATAATTATTATTGTAAAATAAATTTCCAAACAATTGTTGGAAGTTTTGTTGAAGATAATGCAATCGTTGTTAATAAATACGTTGCCTTAATTTCAGACATTGTTTCAAAATTATCTGGTACTAATATTAAAAGTCGTTTATCTTGGAATTTAGATGAATTTAGTTTGTATATTACTTCTTCAGATATTGAAGAACTGTTAATCGATAATGGTTGGTATGGTCATTATCAAGCTGCTAATGTTGAACGTGATTTAAGAACGATTGGTTCTGGTACTCCAGAATATGCTTTCTTATCTAGAGCGCATATGTTTTTGACAAGACCAAGTCATCAGTCTTATCAAAGAATGAGTGAGGCGTATAATTGGTTAGGAAAACACTCGTTTGACGACGAAACGTTAAAGAGTTATTTCAATATTGTTTTGATGAAAAAATTTAAATAGCAATGAGCACCGAATTGGTGCTTTTTTATTACCAGAAAGGAGGTGATGGAAAATCACTAAATTAACATTAAAGCAGCAGAGATTTGTAGATGAGTACATCATCTCTGGAAATGCAACGGATGCAGCTATAAAAGCTGGATATGCTAAAAAAGCTGCTTATCAGTCTGGAGCGGAGAACCTCAAAAAACCTCAAATAAAAGAAGCTATAAAACAAAGACTTGCTGAATTAGAAAAACATAAGATTGCAACTGCTGACGAAGTTTTACAAGTGTTCACAAGTATTTTGAGACAAGAGTTGACAGAGGAAGTAACAGAGCTTAATCAAGCAACCGGCGAATTCGTAACAATCGAAAAGAAACCGTCGATTGCAGAGGTTATTAAAGCTGGTAGCGAGCTTATGAAACGCTATCCAACTAAACTCGAACTTCAAAAGCTTAAACTTGAGATTGAAAAACTACAATCACAGATTGGTGGTTCAGAGGGGCAAGATGAGAAAATCGCTGGTTTCCTTGAAAAAGTTAAGGAGCTTGTAGTAGATGACAGTTGATTTAAGTAGTCTATACACTCCAAAACAATTAGCGGTTTTGAAGTATATTTGGACACATGATTGGTTTATTTGTGGTTTGCATGGTGCTAAACGTGCTGGTAAAACAGTAGTCAATAATGATACATTTGTCTCTGAATTAAAACGAGTTCGTAAAATTGCTGATAAACTTGGCATTGATGAACCAATGTACATTTTAGCTGGAACATCTAGCACGTCTATTCAAAACAACATCTTGCAAGAGCTATACAACAAGTATGGCTTTGAGCCAAAATACGACAAGCATGGTTCATTTACATTTTGTGGCGCTAAGGTTGTTCAGGTTTACACTGGCTCGATTTCTGGCCTTAAACGTGCTCGTGGTTTCACAGCGTTTGGCGCTTATGTCAACGAAGCTTCTCTTGCGAATGAAGTCGTGTTCAAGGAAATCATCTCTCGTTGCTCTGGTGAAGGCGCTCGAATCGTTTGGGATAGTAACCCAGATAATCCAAATCACTGGTTAAGACGTGATTACATCGGCAAGAATAACGGTAAGATTATCGATTTTAGCTTTAAGCTTGATGATAACACTTTTTTAAGCCCTCGCTATATAGCCTCTATTAAAGCTGCTACACCGTCTGGCAAGTTCTATGACAGAGACATAGACGGCAAGTGGACAGTCGCAGAAGGAGCAATATATAGCGATTATGACGCAAATATTCATGAAGTTGACGAGCTGCCTCGAATGGCTCGTTATTTTGCTGGTGTCGATTTTGGTTACGACCACTTTGGCTCGATTGTAATCGTCGGTGAAACGTCTGACGGAAAACAATATTTAGTTGACGGAATAGCTGAACGATACAAAGTGATAAGTTGGTGGACTGACAGGGCTAAAGAATTTAAAGCGAAATATGGCAATATTGCGTTTTGGTGCGACTCAGCTCGACCAGAACACGTTGCGCATTTCCAGAGCGCTGGTTTAGATGCTATGAACGCCAATAAGAACGTTATAGCTGGTATTGAAACAGTTGCTAAGCGTTTTAAAGAGAACACATTATTTATCAAGCGAGGCGTGATTCCTCGCTTTTTTGATGAAATTTACCAGTATAAGTGGAAACCGAACAGCACTAAAGATGAACCGTTAAAAGAATACGATGACGTACTCGACTCGCTTCGGTACGCTATTTATTCGGACGAAATAACGAAGAAACAACGAAACAATGGCAACCAGTTCGATACACTTCGAGCTGGTTTTGGCTTGTAGAAAGGAATTTAAATGGCTTATACAGAAACATTCGTTGACAGCACAGGTGAAACACATACGTTAAAACCTCGCTTTCATCGTCAAGCAAGAATGCGCTATCGAGCGGAAAGTTTAGAGGAATTGTTTGCGGAAGACTTTAAACTTTTGAAACAATACATCAACCATCATCAAACAGTACAGCGCCCACGTATTCAAGAATTGCTTGATTATGCTGAAGGGAATAACCACACGATTTTAGAGTCAGAGCGACGCAAAGACCAAGATATGGCAGACACACGAGCGGTGCATAATTTTGGTGAGTCTATTGCAACGTTTAAACAAGGTTATCTTGTTGGGAATCCTGTTCAGGTCTCTTATGATGATTCAGATAACAAAAGTGTAGTTGAGTTTTTAGATATCATTTCCAAAGACAATAGCTTCCACCAACTAAATCGTTCGTTGGTTCTTGATTTATCTAAAACAGGACGTGCGTATGATTTGGTTTATCGTACGCAGGAAGACGAAACAAAAGCTGTTAAACTTGACCCAACTTCTACTTTTGTTATTTATGACATGACAAAAGAGGAGCATAGCCTTGTTGGCGTTCGCTATTACAACAAGAATCAGTTTGCAGACACGCATTTAATTGTTGAAGTATACACACCAGATGAGATTTTGACGTTTGATTCAAGTAAGGATTTTAAGCTTATCGACCAAGCACCACATGCTTTTGAAATTGTTCCAATTACGGAATACCTCAATAGCTCGAACGGTATGGGTGATTATGAGTCTGTATTGTCTCTAATTGACTTATACGACGCTTCTCAATCAGATACAGCTAATTATATGCAAGACTTGTCCGACGCTATTCTAGCGATTATAGGACGTGTTAGCTTCCCCGCAGATTGTGACACGGCAGAAAAGCAAATCGATTTCATGCGCAATATGCGAAAAGCACGCTTGCTTAATCTTGAACCGCCTGTTGACGCAAATGGGAATGAGGGCTCTGTTGACGCTAAATACTTATATAAGCAGTACGACGTTAACGGAACGGAAGCGTACAAGAATCGTGTGATTAGTGACATTCATAAAATCACGAATACACCAGATTTGAGCGACGACAATTTTTCGGGTACGCAGTCTGGCGAAGCGATGAAATGGAAAATTTTCGGATTCGACCAAAAACGTGTCGACATGCAAGCGTTGTTTGAGAAATCTCTTAAACGCCGTTATAAACTAATCGCTCGTATTAGTGAGATTTTGAAAGAGATTAAAGATTTTGAGCTGTCTAAAATTCGTGTGACGTTTGTTCCAAACTTGCCAGCAGATACTAGCAGCGTTGTCGCTAACGCCAAGAATTTGTATGGCGTAGTCAGCGATGAGACAGTGTTCAGCATGCTTCAAACAGCGACTGGCGTTGACGCTAAAACAGAAATGGAACGAATTAAGGCACAACAAGAAAGTTCTAGTTTGTTATCGCGTCAGCTTGAAATGAATAGTCGTTTATCCGATAAAGACTTGAACGGAGATGACAATGGTAAACAAGTATTGGAAGAAGAGGATTGAGCTTGAACAGCTAGCTAAAATAGAGCGTGATGCATCTTTAGGCGAGGAATTTCAACGTCTATACAATTATCACTACAAAGAGATGGAAAAGGAAATACAAGCCTTTTACAATCGCTATGTGGACAAGAACAATTTACCAATTGAAGAAGTTCGCAAGCGTGTAGATGAAATGGACGTCAAAGCATTTGAGGAAAAAGCTAAACGATATGTAGCTGAGAAGAATTTCTCGCAAGAAGCTAACAGAGAACTTGGGATTTACAATCTCAAAATGAAAACTAATAGACTTGAATTATTGCAACGTCAATTAGACTTAGAACTTATCGCTCTTGGTAATGACGAGCAGAAAAGAACTAAAGATTTCATCACAGAAGATTATATGCAAGAGCTTAAAACGCAAGCTGGACTTTTAGGAAAATCAGCGCTCACTCAAACAGAAATCAAACAGACTGTTCAAACATTGCTGAATACACCGTTTAAAGGTGCAACATGGTCAGAGAATATCTGGAAACGTCAGAATGCTTTGAGACAAGTTGTTGCCCAAATGACTGAAGACTTGATTTTGAAAGGGAAGAATCCAACGACATATATTGCACAGCTTAGACAAGAGTTTGAAGTGTCAGCTAGTCAAGCTAAGCGTTTAGCGGTTACAGAAGGCGCAAGAGTTGCCACAGAGGCACAGAGACAATCTTTAATTGCTAATGGCTATGAGGAGTACGAATACATCGCAGAACCAAGCGCTTGTCCGCATTGTGCAGCTTTGAGCGGAAAAATCTTCAAAGTTAAAGATATGATGCCGGGAGAGAACGCGGCACCAATGCACCCTCATTGTAGATGTTCAACTGCTGCTCACTACTCAAAATCGCAAGAAGAATATGAAGCTATGCTTGATAAATCAAGAGAAACACCGCTGGGTGTACCGATAAATTGGGAAGAATAAGAATGTGAGTTTTTTTATGATTTGGAATTTACTTAGTTTTACTTTTGGGCTTTTGCTATTTTTGCTTTTAGCATTCGCTATTTGTGTTTCAATTGGTCTATTGATTGTTTTTATCATTGGCATTTTCAAAGGTCTGAAAAACGGACTTGAAAACAATAACTGAAGTCGTATTTTATACGGCTTTTTTATTTTGGAAGATTACTCAAGTGGTTAAGAGAACAGGTTGCTAACCTTGTAGGCGTGTGAAAGCGTGCGGGGGTTCGAGTCCCTCATCTTCCGTTGACTTGGCTAGTCGTTAAATAAGCTGAATAAACATCACTAGCGTGGCTTGTTTGGGTCAGGAATAGAATTACATTCAGACGAGACTAGAAAGCGTGAGACGTCCGTTTTCGTGGCTCTATGAATGTATAGGAAATTCTGGGCTATTCGAGACTAGCATGGGAGGAATAAGAAAATGGAAAAACAACAACTTTTAGCATTAAACGCTCGCAACTTGCAATTTTTTGCAGAAGGCGGTGAAGCAGGAGCACCAGAAGGTGGAGGAAACGACAGCGGTGGTATTGATCCAACTGAAGGAAATGGCGCAGAAGGCACGAACCCAACTTTTGAAGCTCCTAAAACACAATCAGAACTTGACAGTATTATCAATAAATCAAATCAAAAAACTTTAGAGAATTATAAAAAGGGTGAAGCACAACGTATTCAAGATGCAATCGCTGAAGCTTTGAAGAAAGAAAAAGATTACTCACAACTTTCTGAAGAAGAACGTGCGAAACGTGAATTTGAAGATAGCAAGAAAGCTTTTGAAGCAGAAAAATCTCAATTTGAACATGAAAAATTGGTCGTTCAAGTTCAAAAAGACCTTGTTTCTAAAGGTTTGCCTTCTGAATTTGCGGAGCTATTTGCCCTTGACAACGCAGAAAATTCTTTGAAAAAAGTAGGTGAGTTTGAAGCAGTCTTTAATCAAGCTGTTGCTGAAGCTGTTAAGATTTCCTTGCGCCAAAAAGCACCAGGAATTGGAGTGGGTGGCGTAAAACAATCAAATTATGGGGCTAGCTTAGCTCAAAACGCTAATGCTAGCGGTCAAAAACTATTTTAGGGAGGACATAATATGTCAAAAACATTTTTTGGAAATGCTGAAATCTTGCATAACACACCTTATGAAGCCATTTCAGTTTTGGTTGATAAAACGACAACAGGGACAGTCGTTGAAAACGGTCGTAAAGTATTGAAAGCTGGAGCTATCTTGTCTGGTGACGGTGCTTCTATTTTTGAAGACCGCACAAAAAAAGTCAAAGTGGAAGCTAACACAACTGAAGCAGCTTATGTTGACGGTATTCTACTTTATGATGTCGATGTAACTGATAAAGATGCTGTTGCAGCGCTTGTTTATCGTGGGACTTTGCGTGAAGACAAAGTTAACGGCGGAACAGTGGATGCAAACGTCAAAGCTAAATTGCCACATATTCAATTCGTGAAAGGAGCTTAATAATATGCCATTAATTTATGATACAGTAACAGCCTCAAACCTAGCAGGATATTGGAACGCACGTCAACAACAAGTTGATTCAACAATCGGTGAGAAATTCTTTCCAGCTCGTAAACAGCTCGGACTTAAACTTGCGCTTGTAAAAGGTTCTTCAGGACTCCCAGTTGTTTTGAAACCATCTGCTTTTGACACTAAAGCAACACTTCGTGAACGCATGAATGTCACTCTTGATGAACAAGAAATGCCGTTCTTCAAAGAATCTTTACTTGTCAAAGAACAAGACCGTCAACAATTGAACGTTATTGCTCAAACTGGTAACCAAGCGCTTGTTGACACAATCGTATCTGGAATTTTTGACGACAACGCAGCGTTGTTGGCAGGTGCACACGCTCGTCTTGAAGCAATGCGCATGCAAGTTCTTGCAACTGGTAAAATCGCAGTTATTTCAAACGGTGTGCCACAAGATTTTGATTACCATGTAGCAGACGACCACAAAGGAACTGTTAAAACAGCATGGACTGATTTGGCTACATCAACACCACTTGCAGATATCGAAGCCGCAGTCAGTGCTTTAGAAGATCTCGGTTCTACACCAGAAGTCATTATTTTGAACCCAAAAACTTTGAGCCAAATCAAAAACGCCAAAAGCACACTAGCTTTGATTAAACCAACTGCACCAGATGCATCAGCTGTTAAGAAATCAGAACTTTATGATTATCTTGAAAGTGAACTTGGTTTGAAAGTGGTTGTTAAAAACCAAACTTACAAAGATTCTGACGGTGTGGTTAAAAAATATTATCCAGACGGACACATTACACTTGCACCTAACGCAGAACTTGGTGAAACAGTTTTTGGTACTACACCAGAAGAAAGTGACCTTCTCGGCGGTAGCGTTACAAATGCGAAAGTAGAAGTTGTTGATACTGGTATTACAGTGACAACTACTACTAAAACAGACCCAGTTAATGTCGAAACTAAAGTTTCAATGATTGCTCTTCCGTCATTTAAGAACATTGACGATGTGTACATGCTCACTACAGTTCCAGAAGTTTAATAGCGAGGTGGTTTTATGGCGAAAGTAATCGCAAGTTTTCGTGACAAAGTAACTCATAAAATCCACACAATCGGTTCTGAATACACTGGCGAACGAGTGGAAGAGTTGACAAAAGCGGGATTTTTGAAAAAAGAGCCCAAAACGAAAGCTAAAAAGAAAGCTGAATAGAGGTGTTGAGTATGGCTGATTTTGAAGACACAGTTTTGATAAACGTTAAAGAGGACTTAGCTATAAGTGATGATTTACAAGATAAAGTGTTGAAACGATTAATTTCAAAAGTCTGTGACCATTTCAAATTGGCTTACAGCACAGAGATTATCGAAGATAAATTTAGCTTTATCATTGAAGATTGTACAATCAAGCGTTTCAATCGTCGAGGTGCAGAGGGTGCTACTTCTGAAACAGTCGAAGGACACTCAGTTTCTTATGAAGATGTCAAATATGAGTTTTTGCCTTACGATGACCTTTTACAGAAGGAATTCTCAACAGGAAAGGCAAAGGCTGGAAAGGTGTTTGTTTTATGAGAGAAAGTGGACGAGCAACGCTTGTTTTAGAAGCTGGAAAACCAGTCTACAATCCAGAAACAGGACGAATGGAAGGGAAGGAGCCACAAGAAATTGTGGTTCCTTGTTTTTTATCCGATATGGGAACAGAGCTCAAGAATCAACTGTTAAATAACAAAGTCAATATAGACGCTAAGATTATGCGAGCGAATGTACCAATCACTCAACCAATCGCCTGCGTCAAACTAGAAAGTAAGACATACTACGTCATTAATCGTAAGAGCTTCTTTTATCGCAGGTCAGCTATCTATTTGAGCGAGGTGAAACATGACTAGTGTTTCTTTTAAAGGTGACAAGGAATTGTTAAGTGCTCTTGAAAAAATGGCACGTACAGATGTTTATAAAGAAGTTGTCAAGAAAAGCGGCGCTGACCTTCAAAAGAAAGCGAAAGAAAAAGCTGTATTTACAAAAGGTTATTCAACTGGGGCTACTAAACGAAGTATTGATTTACAAATTGAAAACGGTGGTTTGAGTGCTCGTGTTACAGCCAAAACAGATTATTCAGGCTATCTGGAAGTTGGAACTCGAAAAATGGAAGCACAGCCGTTCATGCAACCAGCGTTTAACGAAGTACAGCCTAAATTTATCGATGATTTAAGGAGAGCAGGAATTGTTAAATAAGCAACCAGATCAACAAATTCATGATGAATTGATAAAGCGTTCTTTTAAGTTGGGTTTGCCAGCTTTTCCATTCTTACCAGACGATAACGAGCCTTACCCTTTTATGGTTGTGGCTTATACGCAGATTATTCCAACGCCAACCAAAAGCAGGCTGATTGGTGAAGTATCTGCACAAGTGGACGTCTGGGGTTCTAAAGACGACAGAAAACTTGTCTCTGACTGGATTGGAAAGCTTATGGAAGCTTTTAGTGAAATTCGTGAAATAGACGGTAGGCAATGGTTCATGGATTTAACAAGCTCAACACAGATTATAAAAGATAATTCAACGTCAGAACTGCTCTATCACGGCATTCTGGATTTAAAATTTAAATTTCATTAGGAGGAAACTATGGCTAATCATGGTAAAGACAAAATTTTGATGTTCCGTAAATTAGGGGACAAAACAGCAGCTGCTAAATTAGCGTTGCAAACAGAACATAAATGGAAATACGAACGCAAGAACGATTCAACTGCGACAAAAGATGGTTCAGTTGTTTCAGATAAAGGACTTGAAGTTACACTTTCAATCGAAGCAGTTTCAACTCGAGACGAATTGAATACTATGCTAAAGAATTCTGTCGTGCAAGGTTACAAGCTTGAAGTTTGGGAAATCGACCTTGCTGGTGAAAAACAAGGTGAGAAATATCCAGCACTTTATGCGCAAGGTTCGCTTGGAAGCTGGGAAGTGCCAGATAGTGTTGAAGATTTAGAAACGCTTTCAACTGAAATGACTATCGAAGGGAAACCAGTAGCTGGTTATGCAACACTAACAGCAGACCAAGTTAAAGAAATCAGTTATGCATTCGCTGATACTTCGGCTATCACAGGATAATTTTACAGAGAGGTTGTAAGACCTCTCTTATTTTTTTAAGGAGAAACAAATGAAAGAAATTGAAATTAACGGAAAAAAATATGATTTGCATTTTGGTATTGACTTTATTCGTGAAATGGACAAACGTTACCGCCTTGTCAATGAAAACGGGGTCTCATTTGGTCTAGGACTAACAAATGCAGTTGTTTACATTCAAGATAAAAATCCAGTCATTTTAGCAGACATTATCTTGTCAGCGACTCACACTTTGAAATCAATTCCAAGCGTTGCAGATATTGAAAAATGGCTTGAAGAACAAGAAGATTTAGAAAAAGTGTTTGATGATTTTTTATCAGCATTGAAGAATGCTCCTCTGACGAAATCAAAAGTCAAAGAGATGTTGGAAGAAGTGGGAGCTTAAAGAGTAAAACTACTTTAGCAAATTCATCTAAAGAAGTATATGAAGACATGTTAGCTTCTGCGCTTGGCTTATACGGCGTTAGCTCGATACTTGAAGCTAAGCGCATGACTCTCGAAGAATTCAACGTCAGAAAACGAGGCTACCTCATGAAACGTTTGGAACGTGAGCGTGAAATTCATTTACAAGCGTATTTAAACCGTCTCATAAAAGCAACAGATAAGAGTGGTAAGAAATACCTTTATAAGGATTTCAACGAGTTCTATAACGAAGCTAAAGCTAGAAATGCCGTTCTCGGAAACGGGCATGGTGAGCCAGTTAATAGTGATTTAATCGCAATTGCTAAACGTAGACAGAAATTATTGAGAGAGGAGGAAAACAATGTCGAGTAATACATATACAGTTGAAGCAGTCTTAAAAGCAGATGCTTCTGGCTTTACTGGTTCTATAAACAACGCTAGAAGTGCGTTCGAAAATTTCACAAAAGGTACTGAATCAAAACTTTCTAAAGTTGGTGATAGCTTAGGAAAAATAGGAAGTACTTTAAATAAACGTGTCACAGTTCCTGTCGCAACAGGACTCGGAGCTTCTGTTAAAATTTTTCAAAGTTTTGACGATGCTATGCGTAAGGTTGCTGCAACATCTGGGATTGCTGCAGACTCATCTAGTAAATCTTACGTGGAAATGCGTAAGCAAGCAGAGCAGTTAGGTGCTAGTACACGTTATAGCGCCTCTGAAGTTGCTGAAGGTATGAATTACATGGCAATGGCTGGTTGGAGCGCTGAACAAACCATGGCAGGTATTCCAGCTGTACTAGACTTAGCAGCTGCTTCTGGTGAAAATCTTGGTACAACTTCCGACATCGTAACTGATGCAATGACTGCGTTTGGGATGCAAGCTGAACAGGCGGGCGAATTCGCTGATATTTTAGCGGCAGCAAGTTCAAACGCCAACACTAATGTTTCTATGATGGGTGACACATTCAAGTATGTAGCCCCAGTTGCAGGTTCGTTAGGTTTTAATGCAAAAGACACAGCGATTGCTATTGGATTAATGGCGAACAGTGGTATTAAAGGTTCTCAAGCTGGTACTGCCTTACGTGCTGGTTTGGTTAACTTAGTCCACCCTTCAGAAGCCGCGCAAAAAGCTATGGATTCATTGGGCATTTCTGTAACAGATAGCGAGGGAAACATGAAGAGCTTCCGAACTATCATGGGCGATTTACGTGAAAAAATGGGCGGTCTTTCAGAGACCCAAAAAGCGTCTGCAGCTGCAACCATCTTTGGTAAGGAAGCGATGTCTGGTTGGCTTGCTATTATTAACTCTTCGGACGGAGACTTTAATAAACTTGCAAATGCTATCGACAATTCGCAGGGTGCTACTAAACGAATGGTTGACACCATGGAAGGTGGTATTGGTGGTTCTTTCAGGAATCTGCGATCAGCAATTGAAGGTTTAGGAATTGCGATTGGTGATAGACTTGCTCCATACGTTAAAAAAGGAGCAGAATACATAACACAATTAACAAACAAGCTCACAAATCTCTCACCAGAAATGCAAGATAAAATCATTAAATTCGCTTTGATTGCTGCAGCAATAGGTCCAGCGCTAATTGCACTTAAACAAGTGGTCATGACTATCAAGAATATAATTACTGTTTTTAGGGTTGTTGGAATGTTTTTAACCAATCCTTGGGGGCTTTTGGTTGTGGCAATTGTAGGAGCGGTAGCGGCTTTTGCATATTTCTATACGCATTCAGAGAAATTTCGTGCGTCGTGTGACAAAATATGGCAAAAGGTTCAACAGGTGTTTAGTGCGATTGCTCCATATATTTCTGCCGCTATGCAAGCTGTTGGCGTGGCTATAAACGTTGTTGTTAACGTTATTAAGGCGCTTATTCCAATCATTGCTAACGTTCTCGGAACGCTTATTCCAATTCTTGGAGCTGTATTTAGCGGTGTCGGCACAACATTAGTCGGTGTGTGGAATGGTTTCATAACAGCTATTGTTCCAATTGTTCAAACACTCATCTCGACACTTATTAGTTTGTGGCAAGGACTTTCAACGTCATTTTCTCAAATTTGGGACGGTATCAAACAGGTTTTTCAAGGTGCTTGGGAAATTATCAAAACGATAGTAACAGCGCCTGTGTTGATTATCTGTGATTTGATTACAGGAAACTTTGGAAAACTCGGAACAGATTTACAAAATATCTGGACGAACCTCACAAGCGGTATAAGTTCAGTATTTGGTGGACTTGTAAATATTTTATCTGGCATTTGGAGCTCTATAACGACAGTTGCGACTGCGTCATGGACGATGTTAAAAACATATATAACATCGCTTGTTAGTGGTTTAGTAATTGCTGTAACAGGTCTTTGGAATGGAATAAAGACAACAGTTTCAGGAATAAATAGTGCACTTCATGGTAAGCTAAGCGCTATTTGGAACGGTATTGTATCTTGGTTTTCTGGTCTCTGGTCTGGAATGGTTGAAACTTTTTCAAGTATTTGGACTGGTATTACAGAAGCACCGTCAAACGCAGCTGAATCTATAAAGAATGTATGGAATGGCATCAAAGAGTGGTTTAGCAATCTATGGAATGGCATAAAAGAAACATTCTCGAATGCGTGGCAAACTATCCAATCTGCTGTATTGCCAATTATTCAACCGTTTATTGATATTATGCTTAGCTATTGGAACAATTTAAGCACTGCCTTTTCTCAAATTTGGGATGGTGTGAAACAAGTTTTTCGGGCAGCATGGGAAATCATTAAATCGATTGTCTTGGGTCCTGTTTTGATTATTTGTGATCTAATCACAGGTAATTTTAGTCAAATAGGTGCTGATTTGCAGTTGATTTGGAATAGCATTACAACGGCTGCAAGCACAGCTTGGAATGGTTTGCTGGGCATTTTGACTGGTATCTGGAATGCTATCGTTTCAACAGGAAGTGCGTTATGGCAAGGGCTCTGCACAGCGGTCACTACACTTGTAAGTGGACTTGTTTCTGGAGTTGTTGGTTTGTGGAACGGTCTATATAGTGCAGTTGTGTCAATCGCAAATGCGATTGCAAGCGGAGCAAGTGCAGCATGGTCTGGTTTATGTAACGGGGTTTCTAGCCTTGTAAATGGGCTTGTAGGAACTGTAGTCGGCTTATGGAATGGTTTGCGAAGCTCTGTTGTTAGCATTGCTCAAGGGCTTGTTTCTGGAGCTGTATCAGCTTTTAACGGTTTAGTATCTGGTGTTAGTTCGATTGTCAGCTCTGTCAAAGGAGTTTTAAACAGTCTAGCTAATATCAATCTAGCAGGCGCAGGTCAAGCAATTATGAATGGCTTCTTAGGTGGATTGAAATCGGCATGGGGAGCCGTTCAGAACTTTGTCGGCGGTATTGCAGACTGGATTCGTGCTCACAAAGGACCAATCAGTTATGACCGAGTTCTTTTGAGACCAGCAGGTCGAGCAATTATGCGAGGATTTGATGAAGGGTTAAATTCAATGTTTGGTCAAGTGCAATCAACAGTCCGAGACGTAACTGGAATTTTTGAGGACTTCAGCCCAGTTAATACTATTTCAGTAGGCTTTGAAACAAACACTAAAGCATTATCAGACAATCTCAAATCATTTAGAGAAGACATTGAAAGCAATATTGCTGATTTTAATGCACAAATCGCTGACATGATGACTGATAAATACAGCTATCAATTTGAATATGGTAAGTACTCAAACAACATTGAAGTCACTTACAAGAATCAAGAAGGCGAAAAACTAGAAGTTATCAAAGAAGCTTTAGCTACTGTTCGTAGCGCTGTGTCTCGTGACACTGTTCTTAATATTAACGGGCGAGAATTTGCTCGTGCGACAGGTGACGATACTAGCGCTTATCAAAACAATAAACAACACATCGAAAACTTAGTTTGGGGGATAAAAGATGTCTAATTTTACATTCAAAGGCGTTGATTTATCGCCTTTTTTAGATGTTCTAGAAATTAATCGCACAGTCGGAAATGAGCGAACTTTGACAACCGAAGATTTGATTGAAACAGGGGTCGAACTTCAACAGGTTTCATATGGTGCTAAGACCATAAAAGTTAAAGTCGCTCTAGCTTCTAGAGCTATACCAGCTACGACTTTCGTTGATACAATCGAATATCCAACGACTAGCAACAATAACATTAATACTCTAAGAGAACACGTTGCTATGTTGCTTCGTGCAAAAGAGCCTTACAAGCTTGAACTGCCAGACGAGCCTAACCGCTTTTATATGGCTTTGCCTACAGGGAATATTGAACTTGACGGTATTTCTGATTGGTACGACGAAACAACGATTGAGTTTTTTGTTCCTGATGGGTTAGCGTATACCAACAGCACACGAGAGTTCCAATTTGCTAAGAATTCGGATGGTGTTTGGGAAGCTGAAATTGTAAACGACGGTGGTGAAGATGTCACGGTTGATTATGAAATCAAGCTCAAAAAAGAATCTGGTTTTGTTGGCATCGTAAGCGAGTATGGCGCTATGCAATACGGGAAGATTGATGAACTTGACGGTTACATTGACCAGAAAAACGTCATTTTACATGAAAATAAAAATGGTGATTTTGATGAATGGGTCGATGGCACTATCAATTATGAAAACTCTCAAAAAATTATCAATACTAAAATGGGTGCTGATAAAGCGTATGGCGGGCGCTTGGGAATTCTGCCAGCATTCTCTACCAGCGGAACATCTGGAGCTTATCAGTATGGAGCAATTAAGGAATTAGAACTATCAGAAACAGCTCAAAATTGGTACATTTGGGCACGGGCTTGGTTTGAAACTGGCTTAGACGGTCAAACGGGCGCATGGTGCTTATCTGTAATCGATGAAAACAACCATTTTATCGCAGGTATGGCAATTGAGAAGAACGACACAATTGGAAATACTGCTCAGATTCGATTCTTGGTTGGTGACGGTGCAGGTGGTAGTCGAGTGGTTGATCCAACATTCAGCTTTACACCTTCATGCTGGTTCCCACCTAACCCTTATAGTTCAGAGGGACGTCAAGAAAACAAAGATGCGAATATGTTCGACATTTTAAAAGATAGCGAAACAATCGGCTTTTACTGGTACGGTTCGCGCTTTAATGTAAAAGAACCGAGATTAAAAAATACCAAAGCTAAGAAAGTTCAATTCTTTGTCGGGCAATATGCAGGTAGAAATACAACAGACAGAATAGTGACACTTCACTCGCTGAATTATTTCAGATTTGAAAAACTTCATGTGGATTATTGGAAAGATATTCCGAACCGTTACCGAGCTGGGTCAACAATAAAAATCGATGGTGCTAACGGGCAATTCTTTGTTAACAACCAACGAAAACAAGAAGATGAAATCCTTGGAACTGCTTATTTCAAAGTTCCACCAGGGAAGACGAAAGTTCGATTATTAGTATCCAGCTTCTCGGAAGTCGAAAGTGCAAAAGCAACAATTGAGGAGGCTTATATTTGAGTAAAAATAATGTACGTATTGCGATTCGTGATTCAACAGACAGCCATAATGTGGCGTTTTTTGATAATAAAGCAGGAATCAAATATAAGAGTGCTAATTTGCAACGCTTCTTAGCAGGTTCTGCTAGTATTTTAACACTACAATATAACTCAAAAGACATTGACACAATTCGTACTGGTTGCAAGCTCGCTTTTCGCTATAAAGCTCGTGACTACTGGCTTAACATCATGAAGTTTGAAAAACAAGGCTTTGAAGTCGAAATCACAGCTTGCTCATTGCATTTAGAGTTAAACAATGAAGAACGAGGAGCGCACAAACCAGATAAGGCAATGTCATTCGCTGAATATTTAGCTTATTATGACCCTGAACATTCCGTAACACTCGGCATCAATCAAGTGTCAGATAAGAGAATTAAATTAGAGTGGACGGGTACAGACACGATTCTGGCACGTCTATTTTCGATTGCTAACAGCTTTGACGCAGAGCTTGAATTTGTTACAGAATTAAACGACGACTATTCTTTGAAACGTCATGTATTGAACGTCTATAAGAAAGGTAATCTTGGCTCAAACAAAACAAGCAGTCCAGTTCGTGTTGGTAAAGAGCTTAAGGTTATCAATTACAGCGATAACATTGAGGATTTGCGCACGGCTGTACGCGCAACTGGTAAAGACGGTTTAACTATCGATGGATTAAATAAGAAAATCTATGATGATAATAAACAGCTTCTTTATTATTCAAGTGGCAATACAGTTTATGCGCCACAATCTCGTGACCGTTTCCCGTCCGTCGGTCAAGCTTCAAACGATAACTGGCTTGTTAAAGATTTAGGCGAGACGGAATATGAGACTAAAGAGGGCTTGTGGGGCTACATGTATGGAGAAATCCAAAAAATCTGTTTGCCCAAAATTGAGTATAAAGTGACTGGTGCGATTGATAGTGATGTCGGTGACACACAAACACTCATTGATGACGTGCATTATGAACCGCCACTTTATTTAAAAGCTCGTGTGTCAGAGTTAACAGACGACATATTGCAAGGCAAGGTCATTGATTCAACGTTTATCAATTTTGAGCGACAATACAGTCAAATCGCAGACAGCTTATTAAAACAGGTCGAAGCACTCGCAGAGGACGCAGCGCCTTACATTGTTCGTTTATCAACTGATAATGGCTACAATTTTAAAAACGGTCAAGGTACAAGCACAATCACAGCTAAGCTTGAAAAGTATAGCAAGATTGTTAATGCAAATTGGAAATGGCTTATCAATAACAGCATTGTCAGCGAAACATTAAGTGTTACAATCAACGCTAGTCAAGTTATTGGCACGCTAAACGTTGTGGCTGTTGCAATCGTTGACGGTAACGAGGTAGCTCGTGAATATATCACATTTACTAATAGCGATGACGGTGTTGGTATTAAATCAATCAAGCGCTATTACACGACTAACGACCAAGCCGAGGGCGTAACAGCAGGCGGTCAAAACTGGTCTACCAAGCCAACAACTGTTACGGCGGACAGCAAGTATATGTGGTCGTATGACGTCATCACGTATACGAACGACACAAGTTTAGTCACTGAACCCGCAGTTATTGGCGCTCGTGGTGATGACGGTTTAGACACTGACACAACAGGTATCACAGAAGCGCTTGACAAAGCTAAGCAAGAATTGACTGCTTTATCAGCAAATATCGAGAAAGTGCGAGACGATTCGCTTGCGGCTGTCGAAGAAGCTAAACAACAACTTACTACAGTAGCTAACGACTTAAACACTGCTAAGCAGGACTTGCAAGCACAAGCTAGTCAGTTGACTGCACAAGCTAGCGCACAGTCTGAACTAACCAAACGTGTCTCAACAGTTGAAGAAACTGCAAACGGTACTAAGACGACTGTCAGCGAGTTAAGTAAGACAGTAGATAGTAATACTAAAAATATTACAAGCGTTACTGCACGAACCAAAACGGTCGAAGCTGACTTGGCAAGCACTAAAACAACGCTATCACAAATAAAAATAACTGCAGATAATACGAGCAAGAAAACAGCAACACTTGAAACCAGCTTGAATGGTGTTAAAACCGACTTGACAGCAACGACTACTACTGCGAACACGACTAAAACCAACCTTGCTAACTATCAAGCTAGCAATGATAAACTAGTCGCTAATCTACAAAGTAATTTGCAAACGACAAATGGTAATGTCAGTAGCCTAAAAACAAAAGTCGAAGCAGTGCCTGGACAGATTAGCAGTGCGATTAGTACTGTCGAAGGGAAGTTAGAAGCAATCGACCAGTTGAACCTCATTGGTGCCTTTAACCTGACACCTCAAAATGCGACATTTGATAAGACAGATTACACCTTGACATCGACGACAACGACGAATACGAAAGATGGCTTTCTGCAGTTACAGTTTTATGACGCAAAGAATGTCGTTTTCACGGGATTCGGCCTTGCAGATAAAGTCGGCAAGTTTGCTAAATCATTTAAGATAACAAAAGCATACGAGAAATTCCGGATTAAAATCAATGGTAACGCGTCTGACGCTTCTGTTTGGTGCTATGACAAAGACCTAATCAAGCTAAACACGGACTACGTTCTGAGTGGTGAAGTTCTGTCTCTGTCATCTGACGGCAGAGGAAATGGCGGACAAATCAAACACCTTAAAATCCAAGAGGGCAAGATGGCGACTGGGTTTAGTAAGTCGCCAGAAGATGTGGATAGTGATATTAGCAAGGTTACAAGCGAAATTAAGCAAACCGCAGACGGCATGACCTTGCTTGCTACGAAGACAGAACTAAACAGTGCTAAAACTGAATTGCAATCTGGCATCACGACAGCGACCAATAAAGCTAATGCAGCACAAAACACAGCTAACAGCAACGCACAAACAATCAGTACACACACGACACAGATTTCAGCACTTAATACAGGCTTGAAAGCCAAAGTCTCACAGACTGATTTTAATACGCTGTCTGGTCGCGTGACAACTGCTGAAAACAACATTACGGCTAAAGCTAACGAGTTGAGCAGTAAGATTACGAGTGTTGAGGGGAAGATACCTACAAGTATCGGCGGAACAAACTTAGTTAGAGGTACTGCTAACTTCTCTTCGGGTTGGACTTGGAATACTAAGGTTGCGACAGTTACGGATATTATCGATGATTTTAATGTTTATCATAGTACGTCTACCGGTACAAATACAGCTTCGAATAACTACGATATTCGATTTGATAATGCTTTAACCGTTCTTCCTGGCACTGAATACACGTTATCTTTTTGGGCTAAAGGTAGTGGAACTATATACAGCCATTTCTTCCCAAGCTGTGTGGCGCACGGTGTTAATAGCGATGGTAAAACTACTACAGCAGCCGATGGCTCTATTACTCATACATTGAAATCGGACTGGGAACGATATTGGGTTACATGGAAAACGTTGCCTACAGTATCTGGTCTCAAAAGCCTAATTCCTTGTCGTCAACCAGCTGTTTTTAAATCCGAAGTATGGTTGTACGGTGTTAAGCTCGAGAGAGGCAGCGTACCCACAGACTGGACACCTGCTCCCGAAGACTACGACAGCAAGCTAGCCACAGCCCAGTCTGAAATCAAGCAGACGACTGACGCGATTAGCGCTAGTGTGTCTGCGCTGGATAGTTCAACGGTTAAGACGGCAACACTTAATCTTGACAACAATGGCTTTGTTACCAAAGTTGGTAAAACCGTTAACGGAAATACTTTCGCGACGATGATTGCGCAAGACGAAAACGATGTTCAAATTATCGCTAAGAAAATGAAAGTTAGCGGTGACATGATTGTCAATGGTGCGATTACGGCGGAGAAACTAAATGTCAATAGCTTGTCTGCGTTGAGTGCAAAACTCGGTGATGTGACATCTGGTTCAATCACGAACGCCTTCTCATCTGGTACACGAAGTGGAAATATCAAAATTAAGGATAATGTTGAAATCACATCAACAGACACCTCTAATTTATTACCTGAAAAGGCAAAAGAAAACTTAGTGCTGTCCACTGGAAGCTTAGCAATGAATGCTAGCACATCAAGCGATGAAGCAACACACTCAATGTTAATCATGCCAGAGACAATTAAGTATACTAAAAATAATTACGACACCACTCGAGGCGGCACGAGTGGGTGGAGTTTGACACATAACGGCTACTATTCAATGCTTCAAGTTGATATGGTTTGGCAAAATGTACGACTTAACAATACGTCAAATTTGCCTTACGGAATTAAAGCTAACTATGTTCGAATCGGTAATTTGGTGACTATTTCAGTTAACCGCCAAATTACAAACGTGGCAGTAGTGACAGAAAACAATCTGGCAAATGAAACAATTCCAACCGGCTTTAGACCAATTTCGCAAGCGCATTTAACATTGACCGGGAATACTGGTTCAACGATTGACGCAACGTGTATTTGTCATTTAAACCCAGACGGTACAATTCGTTTTACTAATAATAAGACAGGCAATCGTGTGTGGACTGGCACAGTCACTTATACATGCGTTGAACCTATGCCTTACGTCAAAGATTTAAATAATGGTTCTACAATTTAAAAAAAGGAGAAACAAAAATGACAGAATTACTTGATACTACTAAAATTACACAACCTTTTGATTTGCCAACAGCAGTCAAATACATGCACGAAAACGGTGAATATATTCGTTATCGTTCAAATGGTTATGATTTTTACATGTATATTTCAAAAGAGCAAAAACCAGTTGTGGTTAATGGCAAACGTCAGCTTAAAGAGTTTGAAAAAATCTACGGTATTTCACAATATGGCGGTTCAATCACTAACATTCCGCTCGCTGATTTGCTCGACGCTAAATGCTATATTATGCAATTTGACGAGACTGGTGACCCTATCTGGAGCGAGCCAGCAGAAACAAATGCTAGTGAAGCTTAGAAAGCAGGATACATATGTGGAAACCTGAAATTATTAGCATGTTTTTAAGCGCGTCAGTCTCAGTATTGACGCTCTTTACTTTTTTTCAAAGCCGTATGACGAACAGCGAACGTCGTACGACAATTTTGGAAGAAAAAGACAAACAACAAGATAAAGAGCTAATTGAAATCAAGAAACGATTAGACAATCACGACAAACAAAATGAAGCGCTTATTCGACTAACAACTGAAATCACTAATCTAAGTGAGAAAGTCGAAAAAATTGATAATAAACTGGAGGAGTTATCATGACTAAAATTATTAATGATTTAAAAAATGTGACTGCAGGCACTTGGGTGCGTGTGGTCTTGTTCTTGTTAGGAGTAGTCAATTATTTCTTGGCTGCTTTTGGCATTGATACGATTAAATTTGATAATGAGCAAGTCACGCAATTAGTAAATGCTGTGTATATTACAGTCACTGGTTTTTATGCGCTGTGGAAGAACAACAATTTTACTGCTGAAGCGCAGGAAGCACAACAATATCTTGATGATATGAAAACTGTTAAAGGTAATGTACAGCCAACAGTAGTAGAAGCGCAAACAGAAGATGACGACATTGTTTTGGGGTGATTAAATGGCTACAGTCACACAACTATTAAACTATGCCAAGTCGCTAACCGGAACGAAAGTGACAGTTAGTACGAACCCTTACGGCGGGCAATGCGTTAGTTTTGTAGACCATTTAACGCAATGGGAGACTGGTGGAAAGTACAACCTATCGTACACAAACGCTATAGACTTGCTCGCTAAGGCACGGGCGAATGGGTTTGAGGTATTTTACTTTAATGGCTCAAATGCACCACAAGCTGGCGATATTTGGGTCACACGGACGTATAGCCATGCTTACGGACACACAGGTATATTTACGACAAATGGCGGTCAACCGCAAACGCTAGAGCAGAACGTCGACGGAAACGCTGATGCTTTAACTAACGGCGGCTGGGTACGTCAAAAGCAACGCTTGCTGTACTCTGACGGTACTATGAACTACAACCCATACATCGAGAAACAAACACTGATAGGTTGGTTCAGATTGCCGTTTGACAAGGAAACTACAACTACTACATCTAACACTACTAAGAAAGGACATAAAACTGGTATGTACGGTTCATTTTTATTTACAGTTACAGAGGGAGATGGCGAATTTGGTAAAGGTACAGTATTCATGTACAACACAGCCACAAACGCTGTCACAGGTATGCACAATAGCGAAGAGCTGAAATATGTTCAGGAAGCTTACAAGAAGTCATACGGCGAAGATATGCGCACAGAGACTTACTCAACGAAAGCGCCAGCTTATCGCCGATTATTCGCAGGTCTAAACACCGACACTAAAGGCGGATACACTAAATTTGACGACATCAAAACACAATTGACTAACATTGCTAAACAGTTGAAACAAGATGAAATTGTTGAGCAACTCAAATCAATCAAAGAAGAGTATGCAGACCTTGCAGAGCAATTGAAAGGTAACGACGTAGCTCAAAAGCAAACTTTCGTAGCGACTGTCAATCTCAACATTCGCAAGTCAGCAAGTGCAACTGGCGAAAAAGTCGGCATTCTCAAAAAAGGTGACTCTGTCGAGATTGTCGGTTCAGCGCAAGCAGACGGCTATTACTGGATTTCATTCATGAAAGATGAGCAATTAGTGTATGTTGCTTCTAAAATCGTTGGTGGCGACACTTACGGCTCTGTTTATTAAAATGCTATAATTAAATAGCAAACACTTTAACGCTCTCGGCTTTGGCTGGGGGCGTTTTTTTGTTATGTCAAGAAAAATTAATTTGACAAATCCGAAAAAAAGTGATTGAATAATTGTTTTGAATAATGTAAAATGAAAGTGAATATAGGTTAAATAACTTATATTTTAAATAAAAATCGAGGTGGTAAGTATGGTAAAAAATCTATACAAACAATTCATTGACTTATTAAGAGAACTATACCCAACTTTATCACTAAAAAACGTTATTGAAGATATTGAGAAAGCCGTTGAAAGTTTCGGAATAGAGGTAAAATATTCTGATATGTCACATATCAAGAGCTCAGAAGAAATAAGTGGGTATGTCCATGTAGTTGATGGTGTTCCAGAAATGGTTATCAACGGCTTTCAATCTAAATTACGTCAACGATTTACAATTGCTCATGAGTTAGGACATGTTCTATTACATTGGCAATGGCTACCTGGCAAACAGCTGCCAGATGGGCTGGTAGAAATATCTTATCGTAAAGAGTTCTATCCATCAGTTGAGGACAAACAACGTGAACAACAAGCAGATAAATTTGCTGCAGAATTTCTAGCGCCTTTAGATGATGTGATTCAGTTTTTGAGAGAAATTAAGGAAGACATTCCAGATAAAGAAGTTCAGATAAGTATGATATCTGATAAATTTAACATCTCTAATCCTTCAGCGTTTTACCGTTGGCAAGCAGCTCAAGGAGTATTGAATGGCTGATTTAGAGCAACTTGCAAAAGAAATAACAAAGACTGATATTAATTCTTGTCACAATGACGATAATTTAAACGATATTAAAGACCAAATTCGTGAAAACAAAAATACATCTAATGCATTTGAAGATAGAAAAACATTTGATGAGCACGTTGATACTATGAGAAAACTTGTAGAGGATGAGCAGAGACAAAAACGAAGATTTCGAACAATAGCAACTTATGGTGCGTTTGGTTTGGTGATTTATTCTATAGTCTTCATTACTTCCTTGTTCGTATTCTTAGTAGTAATCAGGGGGTATATCCCGCCAGCATCTGTATTAGTTGGAGTTTCTGTTAGTTTTGTTGCGAATATTATCGGATTGGCTACTATTGTTTTTAAATACGTTTTTAGTAGCACAAAAGAAACGACAGATTATATTAGTAAAATCGATGATTCGCATAACTAACCCTAGCCTGTGCTAGGGCTTTTCCAATTTTGTTGACGTCAACAAAATTGGTAGTCATGCACGTTTATGGTATAATAAGCATACACGGCAATGAGTGAGCTGGTGAGCGCACGTTAAATTAAATACAGCAGAACTTCTTTGCAGGGCTAGCGTGAGCTAGTCCTTTTTTTATTGCCGTTATAACCGCAAAAATAAAAAAAGTCCGTTATAACGGACAAAAATTTTAAAAAAATATCAAAAAAGTTTAGAAAAAGGGTTGACTTAGTTATAACTAAGTTGTATAATATAAATGTAAGATAAAGAAAGACGAAAACGAGGTAATTAAAATGAAAGAAATTATGACACGAGCTTGGGAAATTGCAAAACAAGGTCAAGCTAAATTTGGTGGTAAAGTTAGTGAATATATTTCAGAAGCTTTGAAAGAAGCATGGTTTGAATATCGTTCAGAAAAAGAAGAAAACACTTCTGCTAAAATGGAAGTAGTTCTTGCTAAATTAAGAAAAAACCAAAAATTTACAATCGCAACATTGATTGAACAATCACACGAACTTGAATTTAACGAAGTGATGCACAAAGCAGGTGCTTACTATGGAATCGAAGTAATTGCTGATGGTGATAAAGCTACTACAGTATATGTAAGCGAAGGTGCTTGGGAAGCTGCTTAATAGGTAGAGAGAGGTATAAAATCATGGAAATCAATAAAGATATTAGAGATTTAATTGTTGAATATGCGAATCGGTATTATCGCTATGAAAAAGACTTTTACAAGAAGAACACAATCAAAATGTCTGACAATACATGGCAACGTTTCAAGCAAGAGAATGAATACATTGAAAAGATGTACGCCCGCCGAGTGAATAATATGATAGATGACCTATTCACCGATTTTGAACAAGCTTTAATTGGGAAAGCGCAACTTGAATATTATTTTAGCAACGAATACAAGTTTAGCATGACATTTCCGACATTTTATGACAAGTTCAAAAAAGATTCATTCAGAAGTTGGCTAGAAAATCACCGTCAAGATGTCATTGGTGGTAAAGAACGATTATATGACGCTGACGGCAATCAAACCACTAACTATCTGCTTGTGGCGTTGGAATCTAGTAAATTGAGTGGTAGTGATAATTACATGCTAGAATTACGTTTTAAGAATTATTTAAAAGGCGAAGAATGCCCAGCAGGGCGAGAAAATCGCTTAAAATGGTTTGAAAAGAATTTAGGAGAAATCAGATGAATACTAGTATTGAAAGCAAAGAATTATTGAACGAAGCCATCAATGATTTTGACGAATTTGGCGAAGATTTCAACGTCTATGCAATCTATTCTTATCGAGAAGATTATGATTTTGAATACATTTCAGATTATGTAGATGCTGATGAGCCAACCAGAGACGAGTTTGAGACAGAGACAGACTATCAAGAAGTTATGAAAGACTTTAAAGAAAATCTAGATAGTCTGAAGCTCACAAAACATAAAAAAATGACTATTGCTGATTTAGTTCACGAATTGTGGAAACAGAATAGAATCTTTTAGCTGAATATGTTATAATAAAGATGCCTCGCTCGAGGCTTTTATTTATCTTGCAAATGCACCCGATTTTTCGGGTGTTTTTTTGCAAAATAAAAAGCCTTGTCCAAAAAGCTTAAGGTGGGGAATTGGCGGGGACGAGTGCTAGAAAAGGCGCTGTAATAGGTTTTCATATTTTAAAGAGTAATACAGGTCTTTTTGATAAGCCTAACAAAACCTTG